TGGTGGGTAATGTGGCGTTTGAGCGGATGAAGATCGATGCACGCTGCAAAGAATTGATCAAGGATCTGGAGCAGGTCGCGTACAAGGAAAACACCCAGGTGATCGACAAGGATCGGGATCCGCGAAGGACGCACTTGTCAGATGCGCTGGGTTATTTGGTCTGGCAGGAGCTGCGGGTAGGGGAAAAGGTCGGAGAGCGGGGAACGAGGCTGATCTGATGGCGTTTGACATTGACCAAGAGCATCCGGAGTACGTGGCGAAGAAGGCCGCGTGGCGCAGATACCGCGATTTGTATGCGGGCGGGGAACAGTTCCGGGTGAACGCAGCGGAGTACTTGATTCCCCGCCAGAGGGAACCGGGCGAGGTGTATGCGGAGCGGCTGTGCAGGATTTTCTACGAGAACTACGTGGGATCAATTGTGGACTGGTACGCGGCCACGCTGTTCCGGCGGGAACCAGCGATCACGTTCGATGGGCACGATGAAGTCTCCAAGACGTTCTTCGCTGCGATGATCGAGGATTGCGACCGGCGAGGAACGTCGCTGGCGGACTTCTTCCGGCGGCAGTTCACGGAGAGTTTGGTCACGGGCACGAGTTATGTCCTGGTGGACTTTCCGAGAGTGAAGACGCGGCCGGGGACGCGCGGGGAAGAAGACGCGAGCGGGGCGTCGCGGGCCTATCTGGTGGAATACGGCGCGGACGACGTCATCAATTGGAGCCTGGACGAGTACGGGAACTTCGAGTGGGTGGTGATCCGGACGAAGCAGATCAAGAAAGATCGCGTGGAGGATCCGGAATGGCGGACGGAGACGAAGTGGTCGTATTACGACAAGCGGACCTATCGAATTTACGGTGAAGACGGAGTCATCGACAAGGGAAACCACGCGCTGGCCAAGCTCGGACAGACGCCCCTGTTTGCGCTGCGAATTCCGGAAGGGCTGTGGATGCTCAACCGGGCAGGCTCGCTGCAGCTGGAGCACTTCAATAAATCGAACGCACTGAGCTGGGCGCTGACGATGGGGCTGTTCGCGATGCCGGTGGTGTACTCAGATCGCGAGTGGAGCCAGATGGTGGGCGAGAGCTATTACATCCAGCTGGGGCCACAGGACCGGTTCGGGTGGACGGAACCGGAAGGAAAGGTCTACCAGATCGCCGCGGACAACCTGGTGCGGCTGAGGGAAGAGATTTACAGGGTGTGCTATCTGAGCCAGGCCGGCGTAGAGGAGAGCGGCTCGGCGCACAGCCAGAGCGCGCTCAGCAAGCAGATGGATTTCTCCATTACGCAAGAGGTGCTGCGCGGATATGGGGACGCCCTCAAGGAGCAGATCCGGCGAGTGCTGCGGGCAACGGCGGCGGCTCGCGAAGACGGGCTGGAGGTGAGCGTCACCGGCATGGACGAGTTCGACATCGCAGACTTCGGGACGGAGCTGGAGGACGCCAAGCAGCTACTGACGCTGGGTGTATCGTCGCCGACGCTGACGAAGGAAGTCTTCAAGAAGCTGGCGCTGAAGTATCTGTGCGATTCGCGGCAGGACGTGAAGGATCGGATCGCGGACGAGATTGAGGGGGTTTAAGTATGGCTGAGGAGATGGATATTCGGGCGGTGCTAGATGAGCTGGCCGAAGAACGCCGGCGGAGGGAAGGGTTGGAGAAGCGGGTGGAGGAAGCGGAACGCGGATCGGCGATTCGGGCGGAGTTGCAAAAGCTCGGTGTGGCGAAGCTGGATCTGGCATACAAGGCCGTGAAGGATGAAATTCCGCATGAAGCCGGGGAGATGAAGGCTTTCCTTGAGAAATTCGTGGGGGAGAATCCGGAACTGCTGCCCGCAAGGTTAGCCGGAGGGTCAGGGGCGAGCGGCGGGACGCGGGGTGGCAGCGGTGCGGCGGCGGGGGCGGTAGATATCGACAAAATCCGGCCGGGGATGAGCGCGGAGGAGATGGACAGGGCAAGGCAGGAGATCGCGCGGGTGGCGTCGCAAACGCTACGCGGGTTCTAAAAAGCAGGAGACAGAAGTCAGAATTCAGGAGTCACAAGAATGGCAGCAATTACATCAAGTAACGTAGCGAACGCGATTGTAAAGCTGGTGGCGGCGGATGCGCTACCCGCACTGATGGGGAACCTTGTCATGGGCAACCTGGTCAATCGCGATTATGAGCCGGCGCTGGCGCAAGCGGGGGATACGATCAACGTGCCGATTCCGCCGGCGATGACGGCGCACAACCTGACGGAAGGCAGCACGGTATTGACACAGAATCCGAGCCTGGACAATGCGCAGATTGTGCTGAACACGCATGCAGAGTCAACCTTCCTGATTCCAGATGTCACCAAGATTCTGGCGGTCCCGGATCTGCTGAAGCTGTACATGCAACCCGCGGTGGTTGCGCTGGCGGAGAAGATCGAGTCGGACCTTCTGGGTTTGTACGCATCCTTGACCGCGAATACGGCAGTGGGGACAGCGGGGACGGCGATCACGGAAGCCGTGGTGGATTCGGCGGAGACGGCGCTATTTGCCGCTAAGGTTCCGGCGAACGTGGCGAAGTTCTTGGTGGTGGATCCGGCGACGTATTCGACTCTGCGGCAGATTCCCCGGTTCAGCGAATTCAACTCGGCAGGTGAAGCAGGCTTGCGGGCGCTGGTTGATGGTGCGGTGGGAAAGATGAAGGACTTTTACATCTTCCGCTCGCAGTTCGTGAATAAGACGGGCACGAGTCCGGTGACCACCCACAACGTGGCGTTCGCGCGGGACGCGATCGGTCTGGTGGTGCGCCGGCTCCCGAGGCCGTTGCCGGGGACAGGGGCGATCGCGGAGTACGCCGAACTCGGCAACTTCGGGATGCGGGTGACGATGAGTTACCAACCAAACACGCTGGCGCAACAGTTCACCGTCGACGTGCTGTACGGCACGGGCGTTCTGAGAAACAGCTTCGGGGTGCAGGTGAATAGCTAGGGAGAAAAAAGGGGACAGCCAGCCGGTTTTGGAGGCAGTCCCCCTTGTTTTCAAACTTATCTAAGAGGCCATATGGATTTGCTCGCGTATTACGAAAAGATTCGCAAGATCGAGGCTGTAATCGACGCAATGTTTGCGGTGGTGACCAGCCGCGCAACGCCGGATGGGGGCCGAGCCGGGGTGAAAACGGAGCTGCCCCGAGCGGTAGCGGCGCGCCTAATCGCCGACGGGAGGGCAGACCTGGCGAATCCGGAGGAGGCGGCGCAATTCCGGGCGGAAGCGGAGGCGAAATGGAAAGAGGCGCAACTCCATGTTGCTGACAGACGGTAGTCCAAACAACACCGAGGACCTGCGCGCGTATGAGTCGGCAATTCTTGGGCTCGCGAACCTGGAGTCGATCGACCTGGGAGTGAAGCTGGACCTGGCGACCGAGGAGATCACGGAAGACGTGCTGGACTTTCTGCTGGATCACGCCGGGAGGTCGGACCGGCGCAGAACGATCGGGGTATCGGATGTAGTGATCACACGGCAGTTGAAGCGCTGGCACGCGGTACACACGCTGGAGGTCGTGTACCGGGATGCGTTCAACAATCAACTCAACGACCGGTATCAGCCAAAGTTTATGGAGTACCGGCAACTGGCACGGAACGCGCGGGAACACACATTTCATTTCGGTGTGGGGCTCGCGCTGATTCCGATTCCGCGAGCGCAGACGCCGGTGCTCAGCGCCGTAGCGGGTCTCATTCCCGAAACCACGTACTATGCGCGGGCGGCGTGGGTGGTCGTGTCCGGGCAGGAGGGAGAGCCCAGTGACATGACCGCGTATGGTGCGCCGGCCGGCGCCCTTCCGGTCGTCCAGATGGTGAATCCTCCAGCGGTCGCGACGGGGTTCAACGTTTATCTTGGGCTGACTCCGGATGCGCTGGCATTGCAAAATCCGACACCAGTTCCCGTGGGGCAGAGTTTCACGCTACAGGATACCGGACTGGCGGCGGGCGCAGCGCCGGGAGACGGGCAATCCGCTGACGTCTATATCAGCGGCGGCTGGATGCTGCGGCGGGGTTGAAGCGATGGCCAAAACAGGAAGCGTCGCGACGCGCAAGATGGTGGAGTTTCTGACGGCTGCAGGTACGGGACTAGGTCCGGCGGTGGCGGGGATCGCACAAGAGACGGCGGTGGAGCTGGCGCCAATTCCGCCGGCCCACGTGGTGAACCAGAACGTTTCGTTCGAGCTGAGTGAGCGAGCGCAGGTGGTGAAATATCCGGCGGTCTATGTGTACACGGACCGCGTTCGGAATTTGCTGACGGAGAAATTCCGAACGTTTTCGGGAAAGGTGCGAACGGTCGCGGAAGTACGGGTTTCGCAGGATCGAATTGAGGGCATGGAAGAGCGACTACGGCTGTATGTGGAAGCGGTCACGCAGGTGCTGGACGCGAATCGGGGGAGTTGGGGAGAAGGCGCATTTTTCACGGGCGGATACGAGGTGAGTATCGATCCGGTGCGGCATGGCGGGAAGAATTTCCTG